TCTGATATGTTCATGTTACACCCTAAAATAACTTTGACTAGTGATTTTGGCGGAAACGGATACTTTCTATTATAGGTTTGAGCAGCCTCTATAGCTATCACACGATATTCCACCTCGTATTCCCAACAACTTTCTTTTGTCGAAAATTTAGCTTTTACAATTTTCCATAAATCATCCGAAATAAAATTTACTTGAGGGTACATTTCTGGATAATCGACTTTTAATATGTTTAACTTAGCGTTATTCTTATCCAGCTGTAAGCTAGTTGCATCAAATAGCAAACAAACGCCTTTATGGTTGTCGGCATAATGTGACCACATTAAACTTTCCGCATGGGCAGAACCTGCAAAACAGCATATACCAGTATCTATTCTCTCTTTTCGATGCTTTAGTTGCATTGAACATTTGCGATAATTTATATTAGATGCAAATTCTTCTTTTAAATTCTCATAATCTATGTCATTCAGCTCCGGCAATCTAGAAAATTTTTCAAATCTTTTCCTAGCATCTTCTGGTGTGGCTTCAACAGAAGGAATAACCACACATTCAAATGGATCATTTAGTTGATCCACTGGACTCAAATAAAATTGATTATTTTCGAGAAGTTCTTTCGTATAGTTTATCCCGGTTTTTCCATCCACTTTCCAAGACATATATTTATATAATGTATCCGGTATTTCTTCCCCAATAATATTCTCCATATGTTGATTCCCCCATATTTAGAGTTTTATCTTATTATACTACCAAATACAGGGAAATATACCTTATCCATGTCGAAAATATTCAACAAATACAGCGGCAATGCTAACTGCTGTTGCAACGATCCAGCCTGTCGCGGATTTAGCACCATTCGCTTTATCTGCCGTTTCTTCCAACGAATTTACTTTTTCGTTAATTCTTTCCTGTTGGGCCTGCTTTGCTTCAATAGATGCCAAACGTTCTGCTAATCCTGCCCATTGCGCGGCCTGTGTGTCTTGCTTTGATTCAATTCTGTCTAACTTGCTTAGTATAATTTTAATTACGTCATCTGACACATTGTCACCGCCTTAAACTTGAATAGTTGGCCAGACTGGATTATCTAAATCAGTACAACCTTTGTCGGGCATATCGCGAAGTGCTTGCCTGTATACTTGCCATTCATCATATTTTGCATCACCTAATCTTGTTTTAGCGGATAAAGTATCTGTCCAATCCGAAGCGACTAATAATTCATCACGTTTTGAACGAATAACAGATAATTTTTGTTGCTTAATTTCCTCATCTGTTTGTGTTATTACATTAACTTTAATTTTGCCATCAACCACACTTAAGTCTGACGGATTCAGCCAAGACTCATTTTCAAGAATAACCGCGTCTTTGTCGTCTTCTGTAACGAGTTTTTCAAGCCGCTCTGAATCGTCACATAATGATTCGCATTTTCCATTTTTAAATAAATAAAACATATATATCAGCCCTTCATTAATACGTCAATCCGTAAATTTCTTTAATCATTGAATTTTGATCTTGTGTCCTCCAAAGTGTAGGTGTAGATAATAGATGAATCGATGTTCCTAGATTTACACTCGACCAAATATTCCAGTATGGATTATCCCCTGATTTATGCAGAGAAAATCTATAAGTATTTCCAAAGGCATAATCAAGTTCCCATTTTTCCCAAAGAGTTTGTCCAAAAAAATCCAGATTGTCATTTGCCCAACAGATTAGAATTTTATCAAAATTTTGATACGATTGCGTAAGATGTAAGTCACTTCCACCCTGTCCTTGGATTCCTGACCCTGTATTTGTATTGACTTCTGTTCCTTGACTCTTATCGAGCAGAGGGGTAAGCACTGGTGTATTTCTGCCACCGATTCTATTTTTCAATGCATCAGCAGTATAACCATTTACATTTCCAGCACTATTTGCATAATTAACAGAGAAGTTTGATGGATTATATACATACATATTGCTTGCATCATTGCCACCCCATAACCAAGTTGGCTGACCGCCTTGACCTGCCCAATGAAATCTCATATAAGTATTATCATTTGCTACATTTTCCGTATAACTAGATTGATGCACATTTAATGCTGACGTAAGATACGTCCTTAAATATGAGTCCGTTCCATTCGTCCCCCAAACTCTAGCAGGATTTGAATTGTTCCCTTCATCCCCATTGCTAGAGTTTATATATCCTGTTTGAAGATACCCACTTCCATCAGTACGGACGACTTGATTACCGACATTATTTCTACCACCGGATACAGCTAAACCTGCAACAGTATTTGAATTTCCTGCACCATTGGCATAACTTGCAGTGCCTTGGAAGATTCCATTAGTATCAATATGTGATTTAATAGAATTTGAGCCACCACAAAAATTCACATTTCTACCACCATAATATCCAATGTAAATATCTCCTGCATTTCTACTATCCAGAACAAGGTTCGTTCCATCTGTCGTAACACAACTTGCATCACCACCATCAGACCGGACACCACCTACCAACATATATCCTCCATTTTTGGGATATCGATGACTAATTCCTTCTGACATGTTTTGACTAATATCAGATCTCACTAGTTGTGGTAAACTTGCACCACCAACAGCATTTGAATTATTTGCATTTGTTGCTGAATCTGCATTACCCGTAAGATTACCTTTGACCCCACCATTAGCGACTAATTGTCCCGTCAATGTTCCACCGGATAATGGTAATTTTGTACTATCTGCAACTGTTATATCAGCTGAGCCATCAAAACCAACGCCATTAATTTTCCTAACTGCTACCAGTTTTGTTGCCGAATCAGAATTGCCTGTTAAATTCCCCTTGATTCCAGCATTCGCGACTAACTGACCAGTCATTGTATCCCCAGATTTTTTTACGTAATCGGTAATAACTCCGTTAATTATTTCTTTTAGCCTCTCATCATTCGATAAAAGTTGCTTTAAGAACGCATTTTGCAAATCATATCGTACTGGATCATTTGCCATGAATTGCGGAAATCCGTTTGTCTGATAGTCTGCTGTATTATCTATAGGATCAACAGGTCGTACTTCATTCCCGACCGAAGCCGGGAATACCGTTTGCCATTTTACATCGTAATCCATAATTATTCATCTCCATTTATCGTATAAGTACCATAGGTTTTGCTACCGTCAAAAGTAATATCGCCATTCCAACTATATCCAAGATAAATCGTAAATCCTAAATGTGCTGGTTTATAAATACCAATATCTTCTTTCATTTTCGTAAGAGCTGCTAAATCATTACAGGCAGCATAAATATTGAAATAATATTTATTGGTGTACTCTTTTATATAGCCACTGCCATAGGTATTTACGATTTTTGTTAAGAATTGGACTGTACTCATGCTCGTACCAGCCATACGGATTAAAATCTGCTTTCTTCGATACTCGATTGTCTCGTTCGCAGCTGGTATTAAACCAAGAACCCGTTCATATATAGATAAACCCCATGTGGCTGTTTCCACGAAAAATTGATCAAATATATCCTGTAATCTTATCCTAATACGTTCGTGCTCCATACTAGATGCCGAAGTCACAGCACTGAAATTCCCGTCCTTCTGCAAGAATTCTGGAAGATATCTTGAAATGTCGACCGTGTTTTGCCGCATCCAATCTTTATTAACTACTGTAGACATTCAATGTCACCGCCCCACATACCGGAATCTGATCAATTGTTAAAGTTATATTGTCTTTTCCACCACATACAATAAGATTTTTATAGTCTTTAATGATCCCCGTATCTAATAAAATTTTCCCAATTTGCGCAAAACTTATATAAGTTGACGTAAAACCATACGCATTAAAATAAGCATTTATCGCAGTTTTTACTGTGTCAGTATCAGCTACACCTTTAATATCTGCATAAATATCAATAGGATACGGAATCGGACTAGTTACTGTTACAGTCGCACCAATCGGACGAACCGTTTCAATATAATCAACAACTGCTTGAATCAATGTACTGCTTGCCGTTGCACTGTTAGAATCCACAATGATAACCTTAACTGTTCCATTCCCGTTCGCAAGAGGATAGACTTTGACTTGACCAACTCCAGCCACTGATAAAGCCCATTGTTGATAATGGTTAGCATTGCCAGATGTTGCCGGAGTCCTAACCTTAAGTAAATATCTTGCCAAAAGTTGTGCGTCCGTTTCTTCTGTATATCCATCAGTAGCAACAGTTTCATTAGTCACATTAGTTATTCCAGGGATACTATATGGAATTTTCGTAATTGTTCCAACAGCTACGTTTCCAGTTGTTCCTGCATCACCGCATTGAGCTTTTACAATAACAGTTCCATCTATACCAATCGTTGAGGCAACAGTGGTATAAAATTTTAAATCTTCTGGTGTAGAAAAAAGACTGCCTTTAATTATGGCAGCCCCAACCGTGCCCATGATTTTTAAATTAACTACAGCAGTTGTTGCTTGTTTTCGATCCACGCCCATTTCAGCTGCACGCATAGTGAGATATTTTCCCCAAGATGTATCTGTAAAAGCAGCTTCTAACATTAAATTCATTTCTGCATAAGCTTGTTCGAATTCAATTGAGTTCGCTTGCAAGATATCTGCATTAAATGTTCCTTCAACGGTACTTTGCACGTTCGCAGTCGTTGCTAGATCTGTTTTAAGTCTGGTTAATATATCCGCCTTATTTTGCATTTCAAACACTTATTTCACCACCAAAAAGAGATGACAAATTTGTCATCTCTTAATAAATTTTAATTTTAATTTATAGCTATCATTGAACCATATGTTGTAGTCAATGTAATTTCATATGATAATTTATCACCATCAATTGTGGCTAAAATATTATCTATACTCTTAATATATGGATTGATTAATAACGCTTCTTGAATATATCTTTCTATTTCTGTAGATGAATCCGTATTATTCGTATATGCACCTATAAATTGTTCTAATTCTATTCCATAAGCATTATCATAAGCACGATATCTCCATCTTTCAGTCTGTAATGTTTTCCATATCCAAACTTTTAGCGCATCATTTTCGGTAATAATTTTATGTTTTCCATTTTCAAAAATGAAACATTCATTTTGAAAATCAAACCCATATTCTATGAACACAGGTAAATCATCAGAGACTAACGTACTATCTGTATTTCCCATCACAAATGGGGAACTCATATTTTTTCACCTCTTATTATCCAAACGCATTTGCTCTTACAATTCTATCTAATATAATATATGTCTGATTTGAATTATCATCACTGTCAATCATTGGCATAATGCAAACCGCATCACCAATTTTTAATGTATCAGTATAAATAATGGTATCCGTATAATTGTTATCAATATCATGGTTATGACTGGCAAATTCTGCATCACCACTACCACCGGATCTATTTTGAGTCCCTGAATTAATATGACCTTTTGCTTCTCTTTTATATCCAGCAAGGAGATAATCACTAATCCAAATATCATTTTCATCTAAAATAATGCCATTATATGAAACTTGAATCTCCGGAGGAGGATTTATGATTTTACCAATCTGAATCGATGGTGAATTGTTATTTAAAGACGTATCTTTCATAATACTTAATAATTTATTATAAGGATTTTCTTTCAAAGCTATTTGCCTCCTACATCGCCCGATATATCTTCTTCATTAGATACAATTCCATAATATTCAAGCTCCAAGTCCATTTTGTGGACATTATCTGTAATAGAATGTTTATCTGACTTGATATTAAATCTACCTTTTAATTGTTCTTCCTGCACAGCTATAGAATATCCACTTATACATTGAATATTGCCTAACCCCGATAACGAACTTTTAAATTCAACTGTTTTTAACATAGCTTGTGCGGCAAGTTGAGTATTTTTTTTCTTGTTTTCTTTATAAACAGCCTGACGTTTACCATAAACATTTAAATCAGCATCATTAGAAACCCGTCCGATCTCTTCTCCTGCTTTATTAACTATCACTACTGTATTTACCATATTCTCTATTGATGCAGAATGTTGCGTATGCTCTATATTTAAATAATTCGAAGCTGTATAATTTTCAACGCATTCATTACGTTCTATCACATATAATTTATCTTCTCTCATATACATGTGATATTGTAAATTGTTCTGAGCATAGGCATAATAAAAAGCCTTCTTTATCATTTCGGTTCCTGATTGATTATCAGCAATGAAATTTACATACATTCCAATTGGGCATATGTTTCCAATTCCAATCCCAAATTCATTACAAACCTGTTCTATAACAGCTTCCACCGTAATATTTGTAAATTTTCGTGTAGCTTTATTTTTAGCTAATAAAAGCAATTTATCAAAGGCAACAAATTCCATTGTGAAATTCGAGGTGTTTCTGTTCACAGAAATAACATCCCCACGAAATATTTCATAAGGTGTAGCACTTGGTGCTTCATCATCCACATAATACAAATAAACCGTGTCACCATCACTTATTGTTATATTTGAAAAACCTTTGTCTTTAGTGTTATAAGCGATAGAGAATTCAAGTTTTCTTGCGGCTTGATCTACAGCTCCACTCCAATTATAAGAAAGGCCATACGATGATATGTCTTTTAAATCATTGGTTCCTCGTTTCTTAAATTTACTTAAAAACATTTTCATCACCAATTTTTACCACAGTATCTTTCACCGATAAAATGGAACCAGTTTTTATTCCACCTGCTTTTGCCATGGTCTTATAAAAATCCAAATACTTATTATCCGTACTACTAAATTTTGTTGT